TCCACCTTGTTTCTGCTATAATTCACTTTGCGTGTCCTCGTCTTGAAAACGTTGCCGCCGTGCCCACGCCGACTTGCTCCGGACAAGCGGTGGTGGGCGTTGTGTACCCAGCGTGAAAACTTCACCCGACGACGGTAGCGACTACGCCGTGACGCAATCGGTACCATGACGCCATCAGGCATCTCTTTGTAGCGGTAGCGTCTGCCTCGTTCATGACGAAGCGTAGCCAAGGCGACGAAGTGCACCACGCCTCCGATGTGCCTGCATTGCAGTCTAAATAGCGCACGGAAAAGCGTGGTGGTCATCATCGCTCCACCTTCTTTAAATACTCAGGAATCACCGGTGCCCGACGATGTGCCCATTCTTCGCTTCCGTCGTACTCATAGCGTGACGACCACGTGCCATCGGCGTACCAGATGACCCCGTATAACTCTTGGCCACCAAAGCCCGCATCGTACACAAAGTCGAGGCTTTGCAAAAATGCGTGATATGTTGCGGGGCTGTGGGCATAGGGTAGTTGGCACTCTTTTTGTATGTACTTTTCTTGCTCTTCGTCGTAACGTTCATACAAAATGTCAGCGCATAGCACCGACTTTCCTTCGACTTCTTCGATGAACTCCGCCTTGGCGTTGCGTGGGTCTGGCATCGCTTTACCTTTCTACTTTTGGCAACGTAATCCCTCGTTGCCCTTGGTACTTGCCCTGTTTATCTGCGTAGTTTTTGGCAGCGGGTCGGCCACGAAAAAACAGTACTTGGGCGATGCCTTCATTGGCGTACACTCTGATGGGCAAGGGTGCGGTGTTGCTTAGCTCAATGGTGACGTGACCCTCCCAGCCTGGCTCCAGGGGCGTGGTGTTGACGATGAGGCCACACCGTGCATACGTCGATTTGCCGACGACCACACAGAGGACGTCTTTGGGGATGCGGAAGTATTCGACGCTTCGACAGAGGACGAACTCATTGGGCGGGATTTTGATGTGCGGTGCGACGGTGGCGGTCATAAGTTCATGCAGGTTACCACGCTTTGGGTCGATGACGCGGGCGCTGTCGTGATTGAAGTACTGCCATTCGTCGGCGGTGCGCATGTCGTAACCATACGACGTTACCCCATAGCTGATGACGCCGGTGCGGACTTGGTTTAGCTCCGCACCCTCAATCATCCCCGCTTCAATCATGGCTTTGATTTCGCTGTCACTTTGAATCACTTTGTTGCTCCTAGTGATGGGCATAGCCCAATGATGATTTGCCATGCGGACTCGGCGACCGCACGATGTTCGGCTTGGGTGTCTGGCTTGGTGCGGACGTCGCAGTAGTGTAGCCAGCTGCGCAGTGTCCCCGCCATGTAGAGGCGGGACACGGTCAAGCCTTCGGGAAGCAATGCCCGGGCTTGTTCTTTGGCGATGCCCATGGCCAAGGCGGCGTCGTACCCAAGCTTTGCCTCAGTGAGCACGTTGTCTTGGATTTGTTGCCACGTAAGCGACGTCTGTCTATCGGTGCTGACGATGGAGTTTTGGCGGTTGGCTTTGTCTTGAAGCCGTGCCTCACGAAGCGCAAAGCCCAGCGCCTCCGTCGGGTCGGCGTAGCGCTGGCTGAACTCTTGGAAGCTGAATGATCGGTGGCGCAAAATTTGGCGGGCAATGTCGCGCGTCGTTGTAATCTCCATGACTACACTCACCATCTCGAAGGGCGACCAATGCCCATGCGTCATCAGATACCGCATGAGCTTTGGCGCCGTGGCGTGGTTGGCTTGGTTGGCGGGGTTGGACACACGAGCGCAGTAGACAATGAACTCTTCGACGCTCAAATCTTGTTCGGGTTGGGTGACGGCGATGAGGGTGGCGGTGTTCAACGTTGCACCGCCTTGTCTTCGCTATTGATTCGTAGCCACTTTGTCCAGCATGGTTTCGACGCCGCCCAATGTCGCCAGCCGGCACCGTCATCCCACAGATACACGAAGGTATCGTACTGATTCTGCGGCGTGTCTAGCTCGGCGTTGGCGTAGCCGTTGAGCCAGACGTAGGTAGCGTCGTTGAATTGCCACGCGCCACCGTCGCCGGTACGGTGGTTGCGTGCGGTCATTGAGTAGGTGCCGAGGTCGACGGTGTTGCCTGATTCACACGTCGCAATGGCGACGGCTTCCGGCGTGACCATCAGTGGCTCGACATGGCAGGTACCTAGGCTGCAGGCGAGGTATAGGAGTAGTTCGATCATAGCCCCTCCATCGTCAGTACATTGTACGCATCGTCAAAGCTTCGCACGACGGCGATATAACCACCGGTCCAACTCCGAAAGAACTGCTCTTGCGTCGCGCGCATGTGGCCGGTCTTTGTCTTAATCTCCATCAAGTACGTCTTGCCACGCCAGCCGACGAGTAGGTCAGGACATCCTTTGCCGACCTTGGCCAAGTCGACGACCGTCGCGCCGATGTGGCGAAGCTGGGCGACAATCTCCGTGTGGTTGGCGTCAAGGCTTGCTTTGTGGCGCATCGCTTGCCTCCGTCTGAATCTTGGCCCAGGCTAATTGTAATTCAAGCGCACGCAGGTCGTCTTTGCGGATGCGGTGCATCCACCACGCCTTGACTAAGGCGGCGAATGCGTCCTGCTGTTCAATCGTCTTGATGACCCGTTGCCCAAACTTTGTTACCGCATCGTCACGGCGAAACCGGGTCATCGGCAAATCAAGGTCGGACGCCGCTTCGAGCATCTTGGTAAAACGTGGCTCCAGCTCGGGTGTCACGAGCTTGCCCCACGCATGGGCCAAGCGGTCGACGTCGTGGTGCAACGATGCCAACAGGGATCGCTCGCCCTTACTTCGACAGACCAAGCACAGCTGGGGATGCGGTGTCTTGGCATCGATGCGGCCTCGGCAGACTAAGCATTGCATCATCGTGGGCGCAGTGAGAAACATAGGGGGTACTCCTTTTTTTACGTCGTGGCGGTGAGGCGCTCATTGTCCTCATGCCATGCAATTACATCGGCGTCGAGTAGGGTGTTGATGCTGGCCTTGATGGTCGCCCATATTTCACGTCGGCCAATCATTGCGCATATAGTTTCCGGCCGTGTTGGCCCTTTGCGGATGATGCGCAATATCTCATCCTTATAAATACAGTCACTCTGGTTACTCTTGGTTGATTCAGATGATTGCAATGCCTCAAACACTGGTGTCACTCTTGAATCACTCTCAGTCACTCTTAGTCCCTCTTGGTTACTCTTCACTTCCTCTTGGTCACTCTCTCCATTATCAGAAGAGTAACCAGAGTAACCAGAGTAACCAGAGTGACTAGAGTAACCAGAGTGACTGATATTTGTATAACACTTATACCGACCATAGCTTGTCTTTTCTACTAGCTTATCCTGTACTAAACGACTTAGTAACTTCTTCACCGCTTCCGGTGTCTTACTAATCTCCACCGCAATTTCTGTTGGCGTCATGGCGACGCCAGCCACCTCGAGCACGTCGTATATCTGTCGTCGCTCTGCGCTGGTACTTTGCAATAAGCGAAGCTTTGGGTCAACGGCATGGGCACCGAGGAAGTCGTCCCAGGTGAGCTCTACTTTGTCGGTGTCGTGGATGTTGCGGTCAACCATCTGCAGCAACGTGTTGTATTGATTCTCGGGGTCTTTGGTGAGTAGCCACATGGCATCGACGGCGCCTTGGATGCCGGTGGAGCCGCTGATTTTGTCAAAGGGATTGTCGCCCTTGACCATGCGGGTCTTGTTGGTGTGATGCACCACGATGATGGAGATATTGCGCCGTGTGGCGATGCGCTGAATCTTTTTGAGTGCATCGTAGTCTGCGGTATACACCGGCGTGCGTGGGTCAACGGCTTCTTTCCACTGTGCCAGCACGTCGATAATCACGACGCGGACGTCGCTGTGCGCATCTAGCCATAGCTCCAGCTGATCCCCCGCTTCGCTTCCTCGCCATGGCCAATCATCGCCAAAACCAAAGTACAAATTGGTTGGCCACGTCCTGCCATGCATCATCCCTGCCACCCGACGATGCACCGAGTTCTCACTCATCTCGAGGTCAAGGTACAGTACACCCGTCGCCTTGACCACGTCGAAGCGCTCAAAGACGCGGTTGCCTTGGGCGACGTTAAGCGCCACGTGGAGCGCTAAGAAACTCTTACGACTCTTGGGCGCACCGGCCAATAAATAACACCCCGTACTCATGAGGTCGTCAATGATGTACTCCAACGGTGGCACGTCTTTTTGCTGAAGTTCTGCAGCGGTCACCGTGCGAGGCAACGCGGCCACATATTCGACCGCGTCGCTGAGGCTATGCGGCAATGCGTAAAACTCCGCTGGGCTCCATAGGCGCAAGTAATCCGCAATGTCGCCCTTGGCGTCCAGCTTCATATCAACCACGGTCACGACGTAACCAACAGAGGTTAATTGCTTGTATAACTTGCGTCCTGCGCTAATTCCTTTGGTGTCGCAATCCATGGCAACCACGATAGCGCCCCTATACGCCTCTAAGAGCGACTCTAAAAGCTTCTCGGGTATCTCTCGTTCGCTACCTCCCGTAATGCACGTTACGGGCATGCCTAGCGCCTGCGCTACCACGGTGGACGCCTCACCATTGCACAGCGTCAATGGGAAGCCGCCCGCTTCGGCGATGGCAAGGGCATTTTTGAGTTTATACCACGATGACGTATAGCCTTTGCCGTGAATGTACTTCGTGCTACCACTGAGCATGCGGTAGCGTGTGCCGGTGTCCGTGGTAAACGCAATAGCAGGCACGGCGCCACGGGTAGTCGGCGTCCAGCCCGCCTTGCGGAATACCTCTTCGCTTGCACCATGATCGGCACAGAACTCGGCAAAGGTCTTCGCTTTGGTCGTGTCGGTCGTGGGCGCAAGCTTCGGTAGCTCAATGTTCATACGCTTGGCCAAGGTGTACAACGAGCCACCCTCTTGGGCGACGTGGTCAAACCATGTGCCGTGCTCACCGTCTTTGATGGTCAGATGGAATGCTTCACTGTCGGAGCCCGCACGCAGGGGAGACGATGAGCGATACTCACCATTCCCCCGCGCCTTGACGTTGTGGAGCTGGGCAATTACTTTGTCGGCGGTGGATTGTGTCATGACTCATCCTCGATGTAGTACACCGTCTCGAAAAGTGTTGCCCCTTTGTGTTGGTAGATGAGGATTTTAAATAGTGGCGGATATGCGCTTTCAGTTTTATACAAATTATCAAAACTATGACATTGTTCGCACCAAAAAGAAATACTTATATCATTGTTGTGTACCGATACTTCGTGTTGATGCGTGGTGGCATGTTTACATGATGGACATTGCAGCGCCTCTTTGCCCTGCCATTCTGTAGTAAAATCACTAGATTTTTCTATCCACTTTTTTGGTTTTGGCTTTGGCAGTATTGCGACTTGGCGATTCCATCCGCTCGGCATGGCAGTGCCAAGACTGCGGATGTACTCTTGCTCACGCTTGAGGGCTTCGGGCTTCGTGGCCACTTCCTCAAGTAGCTCCATGGTCATGCGGTGACCTTGTGTGCGCAATGCTTTGTATATGGCGCTGTTGGTATCGTTGTAATGCTGTTGCCAGCGTGTCGGCAAATCAGCGCCGGTGATCCCTACGTACTTCATGTCGGTGTCTAAGTGCTTAATCAGATAAATCTTGTAGCTCATCACTTCCCCTCCTCGATGTACTTGCGTGCCAGCTTTGTCAGCGTCGTGACAATCAAGTGATTGCGGGTCATCTTCTTTGCGTCGGCCATGCGGGTCAATGCAGCAACCAAGTCGGCTGGCATATAGACACCCATGTTCTTATGTGGCTTGGTCGGCTTGTCTTCGCGTGGGGGCATTGTGTCCTCCGTTCAATGGTGATTAGTAGATTATACCACATTGCAAAACGACGTCAACCACCGAGGATTGCTCGGCAGTTGACGAGGATTCCTCGGCTACTCGACGTTTTTCCGTCGTGCCAGCATGCGAATCTGTCGCACGTAGGCGCCGGTGCACTTCCACTTTTTCACGACGTCTTTCGTCTTTTTGCTCAGACAATCGCTAATGAACTTCGGGTTACGACTCAGTCGCATCGACGGCTTAAAGACGCCCAGCCGTCGTCGCTCTCTGACCACAATCGCCTGCGATATGCCAAACAACGCCACAACCTCTTTGGCCGGCTTTGTTTTGACGGCGTCAATAAAGTCTTTACTTTGGATAACCTGCGGTACCGTGATGCCAAGCTGCGACCGCATCATGCAGGCACTGGGCATTGAGCATTGATACTTTGCCATCAGCTCCTTGACCCGCAGTGTACGGACATCGTTGACTAACTCGAGGTTGCGTTGCCAATCGCCGCTTGATACGTAGCCATACGGCAAGTAATTTTGACACGGTCGCCCCCAGTGCCTTCGCAATGTGCGACAGTACGACTCCGCAATACCGTAGCTCAATGCTATCTCTGCGGTCTTGCGATTGACATCGAGGATGGCGATGCGAAAGCCGGGATTGTTGAGGATAGAACTACGTGGCATGGTGTCTCTCCTATGCAAACGCCCCGCCGATCACTCTGACCGGCAGGGCGCTGACGTTTTCTAGAATATATCGTCTTCGATTGGCTTAATCACGTTGTGTTCGATGCTGACCATCTTCATATCAAAGCCTTCCGTCGGCGCCTCATTGGTGTGCATCGTTTTCGCCCAGTCTGCCGACGCCTTGTACGCTGCGTCCGCTTTGGCGAGCATCGCCTTGCCGACGTAGAGGTCAACACAGGTCTGTCGGGTAATCGTCGCCACATCGATGTCATACTGGGGCAACACGACGTCGGAGCCGTAGCCCGTCGACGTGGTGACCACTTTACCCTTGGGCCCGATGGGGCACGATATCGGTACCCAAAACGCAAACTCCGGAATTGCGCCGGTCGCCGTTTTCTTGGCTTCGGCCAACACCGCTTTTGCATCGCTAAACACACTGCCGGTCTTGGCAGTGACCGCGCGCCCTACGAGGCCTTTGATTGGCCAGACAACGAGGTCGTCGTAGCCTTCGACGAAACACAGCAATTCGGTGTAGATGCGCATGCCAGCATTGGGCTTGTAGTGTGGCTCCCACGTCTTACTACGCAGTCCGTTGACCGTCACTTCGGTGTAGGCTTGGCTGCGCTTACGAATCGGCACAATCTTAAGCCGTGACGTCTCGAAGCCGGCTTCGTCGTCGAAGCGCTCCACGGCTTGCCACGGGTCACGCATGGCACCGACGGCGTCCTGCTTGGCGTAGAACTTGCCGACCACGCCGGCGGTCTTGGTGGTGCTTAGCCAGATGATGCGTGGGTAGCCGTCGGAGGGATCGGTATCGCCATGGTCGGGGGTGAATCCTAAGGCGTTGATGTCTTGGTCGAAGCTCATGATTGCGTCGCTTTCTACTTTGTCTTTGCGTTGTTGTTGCGGGTATGGAATTCCATGTACATGATAGCCCTGCGAATGGTTTCCGAGGTACTAACGAAGTAGCCTTTGTTTTCCTCCGTGAGCCGCGCCTTGAGAACTTCGAGGGTGTCTGCGGCTTCCGGTGTGAGGATGTGCGTTACCTGCGTGGTACCGGTGCGCTCATTGAGGGCTTGGCGAGTGGGTGGCATTGTTCCTCCTTAGTGGAGCCCCGCCGCCTTGGCAGGGCTCCAAAGATCTTTGTGGGTTTATTCGGCGAGTTTAGCGGTGAGCCATGCGCCGAGTCCGGCGTGCTTTTTCTCCCAGCCCGCCTTGTTGACCCAGCGCCCTTGGCGGTCAAACCACCCCTTGCCGGTAGCAATGGCTTCGACCGTCTCGTCGTAGCTCAGCACTTGGCCGTCGGCGCCCCATGCGGTGCCAAAGACTTCGCTGGTGTCGAGGGTGGCGCTGACTTCGGCGGTGATTGGCTTGGCGACTTCTTCGCTGACCACTTCGACCACTTCTTCGCAACCCTTGGCGGTGGCGGCGTCGAGCTCAGCCTGTGCCATCGTGTTGGCGGTGTGTTGGTCAGCAATCCATTGAGCATCGGCTGCGGTCTTGGCGACGTCGGCGGCGATGAGTTGCTCCATGGTGGCGTCGTTGTTGTTGCTGACGGCGTAGTAGGCATCCATGGCGAGGGCGAAGGTGGTGCGGGCGGCTTGGCGGAATTCTTGGCTGTTCATGGTGTTCGTTGCTTTCTGTGCTACTGCTTCCTAACTGACCTTAGTATACACCCAATTACTTGACGTGTCAAGTAGTTTTTAGACCAATTTGCCACCAATTTGGCACGAGTTTTCAGTCAGTTTTGATTCAGGAAAATATAGCCATGCTTACAGAAAATCTCGCCAAATCGCTCGGGGTCGTGGCCAAAGTAAAACAGCGCTTGACCGCGCGGATTCCCTGCCTTGCCCTGGTTGGCACCGCGGATGTATTCGAGCCTGCCCTTCGTAAAACACACGGCGTCACAATTCGTCATCAGCGCAAAGAACCACGACACCTCCGTCGCTGCGTTGACGAGCACGACCATCTGGAAGTGCGTCGCCGTCCAGCGCCGTCGGTACTGAATCAGCTGAGTCACGCAGCGGTCAATCACTTTGCGCTCATAGGGCGGATTCGCAAAGACGTTGTTGACCACTGGCCAATCTTCGAGGAAAGCGTCGCGCTCTTTGTCAAAGTAGTGCGCCGCCCCCACGATGGTGTTGGCGGCGGCGCATGAATAGGGGTCTAAATCGATCACTCCACCAAACACCGCCTTGACGCTGTCGACGATGTGGTGCGGGGTGTACCACTCATTCGTCGACGATTCAATAAGGTACTGCTTTTTCTCTTTCATGCCTCCCCCTGCTGGCGTCGCAACTCACGGCTGATTGCGTCGCTCACCTGCGTCATTGCCGCGTCCAGCGTGGTGACGTCTGCGACCTGCTCGGTCTTGTCGATGTGGTCGTAGGTGGTGACTTGAATAGTGCTGGGTGATGTGCGATGCACCCAGATTTCGGTGTGCCCTACTTGGCGATAGCTAATCAGACGACGTTCAATCATGGTATAATCTCCTTTAATCGGCGCTGTGCCGTAACGACAAAACAGATGTACGAAGCCCGCATGGTTGTGACACCGTGCGGGCTTCGTGCGTCTACTTCTCTTCCATCATATGCACCGCAGCATCCCAGCCGTCGGCGAAGGCTTCCTGCATACATTCGTGGTGCCACTGTGCGATTTTGCGCTCGTACCAATACCAGCACTGGGTAATCGTCACAGACACTGCGATAATCATCGCCGTGATAGCAAGGCCAATCAGAATTGTGCTCACTTCTTCACCCCCGTAATGCGCAGTGTCGCTTTGCGCGTCGTCTCTTTGCGTGCGTCGCTCAACGCCTTGGCGGTGGCGATGTCACCGTCTTGGAGCGCCTTGGCAATGATGGCGTCAATCATCTTCGTATCGTAGCTGTGCGACGTTGACTCCGGCGTGATTATCGCAGTACCGACGTGGGCCACTTTGAGTGATCCCCCCAGCGCCTCGACGAGGGTCTGCAGATTGCGCCGCAGGTCGTCGACGTTGGCTTCGTAGGCTTCGAGTTCGCTTTTCATCTCGAAGTAGTCACGAAGCAATAGCTCGGCTGCCTCTTGGTCAAAACTTGGATTAGTCATTGTTTTTCTCCTTTGGGGCGACGGCATTTGCCCAGCTCTTGATGATGTACGACACGGCGAAACGGTGGGTGGCAAAGAGTTCCTCGAGTGACTCCGGTTTCTCGTCGGTTGCCTTGTAGAACTCGGCGTAGGTTGAGCCGGCGTTGATGCTGGCGCGCACTGCCCAGCGGTTGCCGTCGAGCTTGGTGTAGGTAAACTCAATGGTCACGCCGTCGAGGATGTAGACGTCCGTGAAGTAGGCTTGGTGAGTGATCGGCATGGCTACTTTGCTCCTTCGTTGTTGAGGCTGTCGAGGTACTTGGCGACCGCAGTCTCCATGCGGTCAATCTGCGCCATGAGGCGCTTTACTTCGTCGGTCTTCCCCTTGGCTTTGGCTTTCTCCATGAGCCACGATGCGGTAGCGATGGAGCGCGCCGCTGTGCTGAGTGGCTCTTTGTACTCGTGGAGGTTGATTTCGTCTTGCATGTTTCTCTCCTTGTATGTCATCGGCGCTTCACAGCGAAGCGCCGTTTCGACCGTGTGGGGTGGGTTAGCGTCCGGCAAGTTCCCGTGTTGCCGTCTCAGTCAAGAGGCGGTCATAGTAGGTGTTGCGGAGGCTGTGCGTGGTGACGATGTCCATCAGGCGCTCATTGCTGTACGTCATCATCACTGCGTCGATGTTGTCTTCGGTGATGTAGTCGGCGCTGGCGACTTCGGCGACTTCGGCGACTTCGGCGACTTCGGCGACTTCGGCGACTTCGGCGACTTCGGCGACTTCGGCGACTTCGGCGACTTCAGTCACAGTGACGAACCAGCGCAACCACTCATACACGTGAGGCGAACCGACGCCGTACACATTGTCGCCACGTTTTGGAGCCTTTTTGGCGGTGATTTTTTCGCCGACTGGGACATTGTCGAAAATCATTTTGGCGGCGTTAATTTCGTTCTTTGCTTCGACGATTACGGTCTTGGTGATGTGGTTGTTTTCGATTCGGCTTACTTGGAACTTCATGGTGTTCGTCGCTTTCTGTGCTACTGCTTCCTAACTGACCTTAGTATACTACACTACTAATTGACTTGTCAAGTAGTTTTATAAGCAATTTTGCACCAATTTGACACGAGTTTTTTCTGTTATAATTGAGTCACGCTTACCTGGTGTCAAAACCGGGAACTGCTAAATAACTGCACCGCGCCCCCAGCATCTGTCGACAATGCTGGGGGCGCGGTGCGTTGGTGTGATGGAGTGTAACGAGGTGGGCGCGACACCCAAAACGTCACACTCAGTATATCACGATGCGGGCGGAGTGGGCCACGATACCGCACCGTCCCAGCCCTGTGCTTGCACCATCTCCGGCACGTCTCGCAATTGCTTACGATACGCCCGCCACTGTGCAACCACATCCGGCGTTAGTGGTACGTCTGGTAATTGCGTCCAATCGCAAATCAGTAAGCGGCGGTCACGCTCAGACCGCAACGCCGTCATGGCTTCGTCATACGTGAATGGTCTGTCGACGACTTCGTCACCCTCTGGGGGTTGCGGATACTCTACGCCGTAGTCGTCGTAGTAGGCGATGCGGATAGCTTCGGGGTCATAGATGCGATTAATTATCATTACACGCTCCCTGTAAGCTGCACGATGTGCAGTATAGGTGACTCTGCGACTGCATACTCTGCGACCTGTGTGACGGTGGTATTTGCGCCGGGCACAAGTCTGATTTGCAGTGCATCGCCGGTTGCGAAATAGCTCACTAACTGCCCCGGAAAATAATTTGTAGACGCTAATTGGATTGCAAAACCACCAATCGTTACGCCGTTAATGACCCGCTGAGTAATCATCGTCTGCGACCCAGTCGTACCGATTAAGCATTGCACGGCATAGTAACCTGCGGTCGGTATGGTGATAGTCGTGCCTGACCATGTGAAGCCCTGGTTGCGTGTTTCGGTTTGCCACGTGACCGTCGTGCCTGCCGTCGTAATGGCCAGCGTCGCCGACCGTGTGAGACTAAGACACGCGCTGGGCGACTCAACGCGGGCAAGGTCTTGCGTCGTGGCTTTGAGGTCTGCACTAGTTTGATATAAGTCCGACATTGACGCTCTCCGCTCCTTGCTGGCTCATTGACAGCGCGACGCTTTGCACTTTCTGCGTGATGTTCCCCGCCGCATAGGCATAGACGGTTACTAAGTCGCCTAAGAAGTAGTCACGACCATAACGCAAGGCGGCGTTTTGCAGTACCTCCGTCTGTATCGTCGTGCGACGGCGTGTTGCATCACGCAAGGCAATGTCGCCCAGCTGTTGATACTCCGCAGTCGCCTTTTGATTCCGCGCATCATACCACGTTTCCCGTAGGTCAAGCCCCGTGGGAAGCGACGCTGGACGCGTCGTGATAACTCTGGCCGATCCCTCGCCTTGTCCGCCGACTATCGCCGCCGTCGTGTCGGTCACGCGGTTTGTCTTAATGACTAACTTGGCAATCGTCCCTGTCGCAAGTGACAAAACTACGGTCGCTGTTTTGTCGGTGCCCAGCTGCCCGGTGTACCAAACAAAGCTCCACGTGGCCGGGGCGGTGTAGGTCAGTGCAAAGTCACCGCCGGCACTCAGCTGAATCTCTTGCAAGGCGCTGAGGAGGTTTTGCCCTGCACAGCTAAATGACATCGTATTACCCAGCCCTGACGACGTCGCTGCCCCAGCACCGGTCAAGCGTCCATCTAAGTGACGCCCATTGGCCACCGTTGCCGACGTTGACAGATTGAAGTTGTACAACGTCTTCATGATGGTCTCAGCAGGCTGGGCGCTGAATTGACTTCGATTCGCCACGCCCGCTTTGTATGCCACGATGCGGTCACCAAGCAAGGCATTGACGCCCACGGCCTGCGCCGTGATGACCGTGGTCTGTCCGTAGGTCGTCGTGATGCCACGGATAAAACCGGCGAACTCCCGTGTAGAGGCAATGCCTGCGGTGATGTCTTGGCGATACACTTCGACGATGGCACCGTAGACGATGTACGGCGCCGTCGTTGACACGGCATTGACATCGAACTGCGCCACGTCGACGCTGTTGACCGTGCGATTGACGGCGACGCTTAAGAAGTCAGTACAGATTGCTGACAGCGTCCCACCGGCGGTATAGACGTAGATGGCATATTGCGGTGCCATTGCTTACAACCTCGTAACGCAGAGTTGACTATTTGCTACCGACCTGCTGGCGACGCTTGCCCATGCTTGCAGTGCGTAGACATTTGGTGTCCCTGCCGTGACGGTGATAGGCACCGTGACACTGCCACGGTAAATCGAAGAACTCGCATAGAGTGACGCCGATACGACGGGGAAGCCGACGCCAAGATTGAGAATCAGCGCCGAGCGATTGCCGGTCGCATTGCTGTCATACGTGATAGAGAAGTCGAACTGGTATACGCCACTGCTATACAGTGTGATGGCACCGGTTGACGTGGTAAACAGCATGGTGCCATCGTCGCTTGATGTACCGCTGGCATAGGTGGTCAGCGTCGTGTAGGTGCTGGCAGCCATTGCGCTCGTCGTGCCACCCGTCGCATAGATGTATTGCTGAGCGCCCCGTTGGCGCGTTGTCGCATACGGAAAATACGGCGCGATGGCAGTGATTGACCCTGCCGACGTGGTGATGGTGCCAAGCGTGACAATGTTGGTTGCCGTGATTGACGTCGTGATGGTGGAGAGTTGCCCCGCCGTCACCAAGGCGATGCGCGTGGTAGCCGTGGTAACCGTCGTGGTGCCAGCGCCGTTGGCGGTGACGGTCTGTGAGCCAGCGGCCGTGTTGGCGATGATAACCACGGTGAAAGTCCCTGAGCCCAGTGCCGACGTAGAAATCGTGACGGCGCCGTTGGTTTCGTAGAAATACCCGCCGACGATTGCGGCGCCGTCGGCGATGGTGAGCGTCGTGGTGCCAGTGCCCGACATTGCGAGATATGAGCCACTGAGTAACACACCGACGCCCAGCCCTGCACGCTCAAAGGATGACATGCGCGCCGAGTCATACGTGGTGGCGCCGTCGGTTGACGCGACGCCCGTCGCCCAGCCGAGTGATCGTTCTGTACTTGCCATGATGCCTCCCTATATCCCGACGAAGCGGGTGTAGTATGTGATGATAACCGACGCCGGTGCCGAGGATGACGACGCAGTGATTGAGATGGAATTAATCCCGGTCACGATTGACCATGTTGCCAAGTTTGACGACGATACCACCGTGGC